TTCTAAATTTACTTTATATACCATATTGTGTTCAACATCTAGAACTGTAATAGTCATATCAGAAACATATTGATTTTTATATTGTATTTTTGCTGTTGAATCATTTACCACACATCGCATCCATTTATCAAATAGATCTTTTATATAAAAATCGTTTGTGATTAGGAATGTTAAAGTAACATCTGAGTTAATAAAAGAATATGGACGTTTAGTTACTTGATGAGTCATTCCATGCTCAAATGTTGATACACTTCTGCCAGGTAATTGTACTGATTCACAAATCGTATTAATAAAAAATGGATTTGGAGAAATTGAAGCTGGTCCAGTAAAAGTTAAGGCAAAGAAGTTTGCACGGGCCAATCCACCGCGTTTGGATATATTCTTTGCTAAAGAACTTATTGGATTATTATAAATCATTATGGTTTACCTAATAGTTTTCTGGATTCTTTCCAAACAGTATTCTTTTTAGATTTCTTAAATTGTTCAGTTGGTAAGAAAGTAGCAATTTCCCATTCTGGTGCTGGTACCATAACTATTCTTTGTTGTATATGTTTAAACAAATATCTCTTAAAGCAAGGTTCATACCAGCGTAATTTTCTGATGCTAGTTAACATGGAATAATTAATCTTCATCTTTGTAGTATCATCGAATCTTTTATTGTTGGTATTCAATATCAATTGATCTAATAACTTTGCACGCAATACGGGTGGAATGTAGTGTAAATTCAATCCATAAAAGCCACCTGGCGCTGATTCAACCATGATAATTAAAGGGAATCTATCATAATATGGTAGACTATCCTTTGTTTTTGGATCATAAAAATACATGTACATCGAACCAATTCGAGGCTTATTCTTTAAGATTAAATTATCATCTTTTAAAATGTTGTTACGATTAATATTTTTTAAATCACTAAGCTTATCCATAAACCATTCACGTGATTCTTTAGTGCGTGGAGCAATTCCAACACCTGAGAATTCGTTTTGATACTTTGTAAAAATTGAAGTAGCCATATATCTATTTATTCAAAATAATTGTATACAAATGGTTATTAATGTGGTATAATAAAGATGTTATCCGGGGAGGGTTGAGGTACTATGATTCTTTTAATAGTAATTTAATACCTAATGCTTTTAATGTTTCTTCATGCCATATTTCAAATGAATATCCACGTTCTTTAGCATACTTTGATGCTGCTTTCCATTTAGATTCATTCTTTATATAAGTCATTACTTCAGTGATATATCGTTTTGTTTGTCTTGCAGGCTTCTTTGGTGGTATTGTTTCTTTCTTTGGTTTTATTTCTACCAAAACAATTCGACCATTTGAAAACTTTATCTTTAGATCAATATAATACCTATGAACTTTATTATCAGTTTTGCATATATAGGGAATAATAGTTTCTTCTGATACCCAGGAAATAACATCATCTCTTTCTTCGCACCATCTAAAAACTTGTCTTTCCCATAAAGATCTATAAGTAATATTTGATGCATCTCCAGCATATTTTTCTGGTTTTTTTAATCTATATTTGCCTTTATATGTTTTGCTCATATGTATAAATACTATTATCTAATTACCTTTATTTATAACGGATAAAAATATGGCTGAAAATTTTGACTGGGTAGAAAGTGGTGATTATCCACCATCTTTAGTATACCCTAATAATTTGATAGGTGCACAAACAAATTTTGTGCGCTTTACAGCTAATAAATATCAATACGGCGGTATTGGTGAAATGCTTGGATGTATATCACTATATCACCCCAGCAATATTTCATTTTCTGATAATGGCTCTTATTCATCTCTTGATATGGGTCCTCTTGGTAGAGAACTTGCTGGAGCCATGGCCGGTAATCAATCAATTGCAAATATTGCTAGTAATACTATTAACGCTTTAACTACTAATGATAAACAGCTTGCAAGTTTACTTGGTACAAAAATTGTTGGTGATAGTCTTGCAGCTTTATCAGCTGGCGCTATAGAATCACCAAGTGCAATTTATAAGAATGTAAAAGGTATAGCAGTTAATCCAAATACAACCGCTTCTTTTTCAAATATGGCTATTCGAACATATCAATTTAATTTTAAACTTATTCCTGAATCACAAGATGATTCTTACTTAATTAGAAAGATTTTAAATTTTCTTAGATCAAATATGTATCCTGAGCAAGCTGCTAATGGATATTTACTTTCGTATCCAGCAACTTTCAATATAGAGTTTTATTCGGCTGATGGAAAACCCAACATATATTACCCAAAAATATATCAATGCTATATGACAAGTTTTCAAACGGCATTTAATGCTTCATCTCATTTACATCATGAAGGTGGTGCTCCTGTTGAAGTTGATGTTAGTATGTCATTCCAGGAAACCAAAGTATTAACCAAGGGTGAAATTGATCACCTAACTTCTGTAGTTGGTGGATAATATGATTAATTTTTTTAGAAGCTTTCCAGTTGTTGATTATATTTACACAAATACTGGTAATAGTGTTTTAAGTGTTGATATTAATAGAAATGTAAAAGCTTATCTTAATGAGATAGATGATGCTAATGCATACTTATATTATAATATCACTACTGGTTCTAGACCAGATCAAGTATCAATGAAGTTATATAATTCACCAATATATTACTGGACTTTTTTTGTTATAAATGATCATCTATTTAATGGCATGCATGGTTGGCCAAAATCTAGTTATGAGCTTAATGAATATATTACTGAAAAATATTCGAGTAAGGCTATAACAGGATATTCAAAAGAAGGCGTGAATGATGAAGGCCACTTACTTTATTTAAAATCTTTTGAGATTGGCGAAACTGTTGAAGGTTTAACTTCACATGCAACAGGTGTTATTTTAAGTATAGATTATCCAATGAATAGATTATTATTGACTGATGTTGTTGGTACATTTATTGATGAGGATATAGAGGGACAATCTTCTAATGCCATTATGCCTTCAGATATTAAATATTATGTTACTATTGAAGATGAAGCAAATGCTCCTCATCATTATGAAAATTCTACTGGTGCGCAAGTACAGAATTTAACGTTTAATATTGGCAGTGATTTAACAGAAGTAAGTAATTATGAATATGAAAATATTGTTAACGACGATAAGATGCAGATTAGAGTTTTAAATGCATCAATGATCAACGAATTTGCTACACAATATAAGAAATTAATTAATGGCTAAACAGATTGGTATACACATTACAGATGGAACTACGATTACTCCGGAATCGTATCGTTTAACTATTAATATCTATTCTGCTAATGGAAAAGAGAGAGATATAACTCAACTTGTTACATCAATGGTAATATATGAATCTATTTTTCAACAATCATTAATTGCTGAATTTGAAATTGCTGATGCTGTTGCTCTTTTTGAAGACTTAAATATAACTGGAAATGAAAAAATATCATCTATAATTACTAAGCAGATGGATAAATCTTCTCCTCCTATCAGTATACAAACAGATTGGTATGTATTAGATATACCACTTTTTTCTAGACCCAAGCCTGATATACAGGCTTATAAAATTAGATGCATAACACCATTGGGCTTAGTTTCTAAATTTAGAAGAATATCTCATGTAGTGTCTGGAACAGCTATTGAGATATTAACTTCTTTATATGATCAATTAGGATCTAATCTAGAAAAATATGATGAAGTTTCTGTTGGTGTAATGAAGTATATTCCAAATAGATTAACTTATTCAGATGCTATTAGTACAATATTAAAGAAAACTGTTTCTCCAAATGGTGCGCCATTTTTTGCATATCAAACTTTAGAAGATTCATCATATAGATTACGATCATATAATGATATGATTTTATCTGATGAATTAGATACGTATTCCCATGGATATTTCTATAAGGCCGAAGCGCAATCAGAAGAATCTTTTGAAGAAAAGCGTCTTAGAATATTAGAAGTATCTTCAAGATTAGGTTTTTCACCTTATGCATCTATGAAAAATGGATCTTACATTACACGTACACATTGCTTGGATTGGTCTACTAAAGAATATAAAACTATAGATTATAACGCATTTGATACTAATCCTCAAATGATAGATGGAAAAAACTCTGAGTTAGTATGGAATTCAAACTTTGATATATCAGGAGTTGGTCCAAACAATTTAAAAGAAGTTCATAACATTTATATTTCTAATAATTCTTATGCAATGCTAGAAACAGATCAATATAATATTCATCAATATTCTCCATATACTGCAGCTACTAAAGATTCCATTTATTCAAATTTGGAGCAAATGGAGCATACAATTAGATTACATGGTGATGTTAGACTTAGTTCTGGCACTATTATAAATTTAAATTTTCCACAAATTGGCATGGTTGAAGATAATGGAAAATCCGATGAATTTATATCTGGTAGATACTTAATAGTTTCTACTACACATACATTCAATAATTCTGGATACTTCGTACAATTGAAAGTTCGAAGAGATTCTGTACATAAGAGATAATTACATATGTCAGACTTTATGGAACATAAATTTGTTTGGTTTACAGGTGTTGTTGAAGACCGAGGAGATCCATTATTCTTAAATAGAGTAAAAATTCGTTGTTTTGGATATCACACAAGTGATAAAGCACAATTACCTACTGAGGATTTACCTTGGGCATCAGTTATGATGCCTACAACATCATCTAGCACTTCAGGAGTTGGTGATTCATCTCATGGTCTAGTTGAAGGATCATGGGTTATTGGTTTTTTTAAAGATGGAACTGATGCTCAAGATCCAGTTGTACTTGGATCAATTATGGGTCAAAATACTCAGGAGGCTGATTCATCAAAAGGATTTAATGATCCTCTTGGTAATTATCCAAAAGAAGAATATAAGAATCAATCCGATGTTAATTTAGCTGCGCGTGGATTACCAACTCAACAAGATATTAATATAGGAAATATAAGATTAAGATTTATAGAGTCTGGAAAAGATGCTAAATCAATAAAAGAATTGGTTCAATTTGACGAACCCGAAACAACAAAAGATCCACAATATCCTTTTAATAAAGTATATGAATCAGAATCTGGACATGTATTTGAAGTTGATGATACTGCTGAAAAACAAAGGATCAGAGAGTATCATAGATCCGGTACATTTTATGAAATAGATTCAGATGGAAATAAAATAACTAAGATAGTAAAAGATAATTATCACTTAATAGTTGGTGATGATTATATAAATGTAAAGGGTAATGTAAGGATTGTTGTTGAAGATTCAGCTTCAATATATGTTAAAAATGATTGTAATATTGAAGTTGGTGGTAATAAAAATGAATATATTTATGGTGACTATAATCAAACTATATTTGGATCTAGAAATATTGTAATTGATAAAGAATCAGTTGAAACAATTACTGGTAATCATACAATTACGGCAGCTGTTACTAATATTAATAATGATATTAATGTTGATGGTATTATTGATGCGACAGAACAGGTTCAAGTTAATGACATTAAACTTACTACGCATAAACATCTTGGAGTTCAATCAGGATTAAGCACAACTGGATTACCAACTAATT